CATTCACACCATATGGAACTACATCGTCTATATGGCAGAAATCCAGGACTTGGTACTGCAAAAAAGCAGATGCGCTGGGTAGAAATTCAAAGAGACAAGCATGGCATGGTATGACAGACTAATTGGTAGAAAAGATATGGAGGCTGAGGAAGAAAAACTCAATCCCATACAGCCCTACTATAGAAACACTACGGAGCCTTCTCGTGAGCAAACTATTAGCTACGAAAGAGCTTACGAAGATTTAGAGATTGTAAATCGTGGTGTAAATATAATTGTCGATGACTGCTCAGAAGTAAACTTTAAAGTAATGGGCCAAACAAAAGCGATGCCCGTTGTTAAAGGTATAAAAGGCAGCAGAATTGATCTTTTACTAAATACAGAGCCAAACCCTTTTCAAGACATTTCCTCGTTTCGTAGAAATCTAATTACAGACTACATTATCGACGGAAATATCTTTATTTATTTTGATGGTGTGCATTTATATCACTTGCCAGCAAATAAAATGACTATAACTGCCAGTGGAACTACTTACGTTGAGAGTTACACGTTTGACGGAGGAACAGTATTTAAGCCGTCAGAGATTATACATGTAAAAGAAAACTCATTTTACTCTATTTATAGAGGAGTTTCTAGACTCAAGCCCGCTCTTCGAACAATGGTTCTGATGAAGCGAATGCGAGATTTTCAAGATAACTTCTTTAAAAACGGTGCAGTTCCGGGACTTGTTCTTAAATCACCAAACACTCTCTCAGAAAAAATCAAAGAGAGAATGATTCAAGCTTGGAGTGCTCGGTATAGCCCAGAAAGCGGCGGTCGCAGACCTCTAGTATTAGACGGTGGGTTAGAGATAGATTCTGTTTCTGATGTAAACTTTAAAGAATTAGATTTTCAAGCAGCAATTGCAGAAAACGAAAAAATTATATTAAAGGCGTTAGGCGTTCCTCCAATTATATTGGACTCAGGAAATAATGCAAATATTCGTCCTAATATGCGGCTTTATTACTTAGAAACAATTATGCCTATTATTGAAAAAATTTCAAAGGCATATGAAAGATATTTTGGGTTTACAATTATTGAAGATGTTACCGATATTCCAGCACTTCAACCTGAATTACGAGATCAAGCAGCTTACTATTCTACTCTCGTAAACTCTGGGATATTAACAGCAAACGAAGCTCGAGTAGCAATGAACTTTGATGAAATGGCGGGTTGTGAAGATATACGAGTTCCAGCAAATATTGCAGGCAGCGCAGCCAACCCAGCCGAAGGCGGTAGGCCCGTAGAGGAAGAAAATAATGATTAGACGAAGAATTAAAATGGAGATGGCTAACAGACTTGCGTCTCAAGTGATTCAATATAACCTTAAACCAGGGTTAAGTCACGATGAGTATCTTAAAATTGTTACGAATAATCCTATAACTAAAAAAGACTTATCAAGAGACTTTTATAATCGTTGGGAAAGAGCTATTAGTATGATGCTCAAGTATCACCCTACGGTTTATAAGCAAGCAGCAGAAGCGCATAAGCCCGCTCCTGCGCCCAAACCTGCTCCGGCACCTAAGCCAAAAGCAGCTCCGGCAAAGCCTGCTCCGGCACCTAAGCCAAAAGCAGCCCCTAAGAAGGAGTCCTAATGGAAAAGATTTTTAATCTTACCTCCACTTTTAAAGCTCTCGACGAAGACGACGGAGGCGTTCACATTTGTGGAATGGCCAGCACTGCGGACTTTGACCGCGCTGGGGATACCATTGAAGCAGCAGCGTGGACAAAAGGTGGTCTAGATAACTTTGAAAAGAACCCTATTATTCTTTTCAACCATGATTATAACAAGCCTATCGGACGTGCAACAGGACTTAAAGTCACTGACAACGGTCTCGAACTAAAGGCTAAAATTTCTAAATCTGCGCCCGATCATGTGGCACAGCTTGTTAAAGAAGGCATTCTTGGAGCTTTTTCTGTTGGTTTCCGAGTCAAGGATGCTGATTACCTAGAGGAAACTGACGGATTAAAGATTAAGGATGCTGAGTTGTTTGAGGTATCAGTTGTATCTGTTCCCTGTAATCAAGCAGCTACTTTTTCTCTGGCGAAGTCTTTTGACTCGATGGACGAGTACGAAGAATTCAAGAAAACTTTCAAAAATAGTGTAGATCTAGCCGGTCAGTCTCTGGCTAAGGATGAAGATTCATTAGTAGCTAGTGACACACCGGATGAAACCGAAGAAACGGTTCAAAAGGAGATCAATATGTCGGAAGTACAAACTCCCGAAATCGACCTCGAAGCATTTGCGAAGCGCGTAGCAGACGAGACTGCTGCAAAAATCGCAATGAAGCAGGCCGAAGAAAAAGCAGCCGCTGAAGCAGAAGCTAAGGCAGTTGCAGAAGCAGAAGCAGCAGAACTTGCTAAGCAAGCAGAAGTTGAGTCTGTAATTAAAACTGGTATCGAGTCAGGTGCTGAGCGTCTTTTGAAGGACGTTGAAGCTAAGCTCGCTGAAAAAGATGCGCAGATCGAAGAAGTAATGAAGCAGTTTGGCACTCAACTTGCTGAGAAGGAAGAAGAGCTTACCAAGATGCGTGAGTCTAAGCGTGTATTCGCTGACGGTCGTTCAGAGTCTGAGCGTCTTCAAGCCCACAAGAAAGAGTTGGTTCATGGCCACCTCGCTGGTGTTATTACTGGTAAGGGCTGGAACACTGACTTTGGTCAATCAATTCTTGAGAAGGCAGGTGTTTCTTACACTGCAGGTACTTCTCTTGGTATCGACCAGACAGTATCTCAGGGTATTGAAGAAGAAATTCAACTCGAACTTCGTCTTGCAAGCCTCTTCCGCGAGATGCCTGTTGAGTCACAGTCTACTGTAGTTCCTCTGCAAACAGACACTAGCTATGCTACATGGGGTAATGGCGACGATGAGACTCTTATCGACGCTAACGATGGAAGCGGCACAGGTGTAACTAATCGCGGTGGTTCTACAAATACTTTTGCTGTAAATCAGAAAGTATTGAAGGTAGATCGTCTGATTTCAACTTCTTTCCTCGATAACTATATCGACGAAAAAGTTCTTATCAACATCATGCCCATGCTTACTCAATCAATTGCTCGTGCTCACGCTCGTGCAGTAGATAAAGCAATCCTCCAAGGAAATAGTCCTGGTAACATTGCTGGATTGGGTGGATCAACTGGTATCACCGGTATGGCAACAGACTCAGGTGTTGACTGGGGTGACGCAGATAACTTAGGCGGCGCTCAATTTACCTCTTTCTCCGCAGCTATGTTGAACAAAGCACGCAACGCTATGGGCGTATACGGCTTGAATCCAGGCGAGCTGGTATACGTTGTAAGTCAAGATCACTACTACGATCTATTGAACGACTCTGAGTTTACTACTGTTGATGAAGTAGGTTCAGATATGGCTCTACGTCGTGTAGGTCAGGTAGGCATGGTCTTCGGCTCACCAGTAGTTGTTTCTGACAACTTCAGTGCAGATGTTGAAGACGGCTTTGGTGGTGCATTTGTTGTCAATCCAAGCAACTTCGTAATACCACGTCTTCGCGGTATAACTGTAGAGCAAGACTACGAAGTCTCAAAGCAGCGACGACTTCTTGTTGCTACACAGCACCTTGGCTTCGATGAGCTCTTTGATGGAGCTGCTGGTAAGTCAGCGGCTGTATACGTTAAGAAGAACCTTGCGGCTTAATAGCTAGCTAAATAAACTGGGGAGGTTCGCCTCCCCAAGTTTTTACTAATTGACTTATGGCAGATTTAATTACTTTAGATGATTATAAAACTTTCCAAGGCATCTCATCTACTAAAGATGACGATAAGCTTGAAGTATTAGTGCCTTCGGTAAGTCAATTAGTAAAGACTTATTGTGCAAACAGTATAATTGATTTTTATACAAACGCAAAAGTTGAGTATTTTACTCTTGACTATGGAACACATTTAATTCAACTTACTGAGAGCCCTATTGTCTCAGTATCATCAGTTGAAATTAAAGAAAACTTTACAAGTAGTTATGCAACTGTAGAATCCACAAAATACTTTGTAGATGATAAAACTGACAGTCTTATTCGCACAGATGGAAACAGATATAAAGACTGGCCCGAAGGTCCAAACTCTGTAAAAGTTACATACACTGCAGGGTATAGCGAAACACCGCTCGACCTTAAGCTTGCAATTGTTGATTTAATTACTTACTATGCTCGAGACGAGTATAAGCTGCGACAGACACTTTCTGGCGCTACTCGAGAGAATCCTGAGTCAAGCACTCGCAATAGCCCAGCATTCCCAGATCATATCAAGCGTGTTCTTGATTTATATAAACTTAATCCGTGAGTCGTCAGAGTCTAGTAAGATTTTTAGAAAAACTGGATAAAGAACTCTACGGATCTAGTGCAACATATAGAAGAGAAGCAGACGGCAGAGAAATGTCGTTTAGTTTTAACGCAAATCGTTTTGTAAAAGCTCTCGAAAACGAGTTTAAATTTAGAGGGTTGGATAAAGAATTTAACTCTCAAGAACTTCAAAACTTTATGTATAAAGGTGCAGGAGACATACTTAAAGCTTGTGCCACAAATGCAAAGAAATTTAAGCAAACTCGAGGAGTTTTAATTCGAAGGAATCAACACTCTTTAAAGGTTATAATTGCTTCCGAAATAAATCCTCGAACAGATAAAAATTACAGTAATTTTAATAAGCTAAAACAACTTTATAAAGACGAACTTGATGTTTTTGTTTTAGAATTAAATGATCATTTAAAAAAGAATTACGGAAAGCGTCTTAATAAGACAAAAAAGAAGTTTGATAGAGATACCTTTACCACAACAGTTGAAAACACTGATAAAGAAATAGAGTTTGGCTCTGATTTAATAGAAGGAGGTCACGAAGAAGGTTTAGGTATTTTAGAGTCTCGTATGGCTGATGCGATTGATACTGCAATTAATCAGAAATATACAAGACAGACTACAAAAGATAATTTAGAGACAAATTTAAATCTTTTAGGTATTGATTTAGGTTTTGTGCGAGATGACAAAACCGGGACACACGCTATCTTTGCTCAAAGTAGAGTAGAAAACCAAGAAACCGGGGTTATGGCGTCCGATGAAAAAACAAAGTTTAGAAAACAGTTAAGAGCGGCGATAGATAAATTAAACTCTAAAGAGCCTATTCCTGGATTAAAGGGCTCTGACTCTATTGAAGAGTATGAGACAAAAAAAGTAGAACATGAAGTAATGAAAGAGCTTGGAAAAGCAAGCAGTAAGACTGTAAAAGTTTCTAGCACTAAAAAGCCCAAAGCTACAAAAAGATCTGCTACTTTTTCAGACAAAAAGAAAAAGTCAAAAGTTGTAAATAGTGCACTGCCTTTAGCAACAGTAAAAAAAGGTAGAGGAAGATCAAGCGGGGCAAGATCTGCAGCAGGCGGAGAAAGCGCTATTTCATTACTAAGATTTATAAGTCTGATGAATCAAAAACTTCCTCAGACAGTTGCAAAAAACATGGGCGACCCGGCACTTAATATTAGAACGGGTAGATTTGCAAGCTCAGTAAGAGTAACCGAAGTAGTTCCTACAACAAAAGGATTTCCGAGTGTAGGATATACTTATATGAAAAATCCCTACCAAACATTTGAGCAGGGGTTTAAGCAAGGAAACCCAGACAGAGACCCAAGAAAATTAATCGACAGGTCTATTAGAGAAATTGCAGCACAGCTAGTAACAGTAAGATTATATACTAGGAGAGTATAATGAGCAATAGAAATTATGCAACTCGACGGCAGTCTATTGTCGATGCTCTCGTAACTAAGCTCAAAGGTATTAATGGAACTGGAGACTTTTTAAGTAATGTATTTGAAAATGTTTCTCCTCGTTTAAAGTTCTGGGACGAAGTGGAGGATTTTCCTGCAATTCATTTAAACGCAGGTTCCGAAACTCGAGATTATCAAGGTGGAGGCTATAAAGATCGCTTCCTAAGTGTTACGATACGTATCTACGTTCGAGAAGAAGATGCAGTAGACGCTCTTGATAAATTACTTGAAGACGTCGAAACTGTTATCGAAGATAACTCACGATTAGCATATACTGACAGACAAAACAATGTTCAGTATACTCAACAAATCACCATCCTTAGTATTGATACTGACGAGGGTGTATTAGATCCGCTGGGGGTAGGCGAAATGCTCTTGGAGGTTCGATACTAGAAAATTCTGGCACGAACAAACGTTCACGTCCAAGTCTTTTCAAGCATAGGAGATAAACTATGGCAAATAATTTATATTTTAGCCGCGATACGAAACTGTATGCGACGTTTAAAGACGCAAGCGGTACTATTGATGCGGCATTTGAGCTTCCAATTCTGGATGGCTTTAGCTTTTCGCAAGCAAACAATACTTCAGAGATTACTCTGAGTGAGATGGAGTCTTCGGGCGGCATAAGTCGTCGCGGTCGTCGTCTCTTTAATGACTCTTTGGCTCCAGCAGAGTGGAGCTTCTCTACTTATGTTCGTCCTTTTACGTCAGACGGCACGGACTACGTCCTTAATGATCACCACGCAGTAGAAGAAGTCCTTTGGGCTCAAATGGCAGGCGCAGATAATTACGATGGAACTGGAAATGAGTTTCAATCTGCAAAGTTCTCTAATGCTCTTGTTACTACCAGTGACGGTACTGATTTGAATATTGATTTTAGTCAGTCAAATCGAGCAGTGCTTCAGCCTATGGATCTTTACTTTGTAATGGAAACAAACCCAGCAGAGCCAGTAGTCTATAAGATTCAAGACGCTGTTGTAAACGAAGCAACTATCACTTTTGATGTAGACGGTATTGCTACTATTGAGTGGTCTGGTTTTGGAAAAGATATCAAAGACTGGACAGCAAACACTACAGTTTCTGCCACTCCTACTGCTACTACTCTTGGCGACATTGTTCTTGATTCAACCGCAGATAATCAGTTCAACTTTGACTTAGGTACTGGCAATGGCTTCGTAACTGCAAAAGACGAAGGCGTTTCAGCTACAGATAACTTTATTCGTAATCGTTTGACTCAGCTCAGTATTACTGCGGATGCTTCGATTCAGGGCACTTTCGATGGTGCAGGTTCAGGTATTTACAATCTTACACTGACTGGTGGAAGTATTACAATCTCTAACAACATCGAGTATTTGACTCCAGAAGAAATTGGTAAAGTAAACCTTCCTCTCGAGAACGTAACAGGCGCTCGCTCTGTGTCTGGCTCATTTACTTGTTATGTAAACTACGTAAGTGGTTCGAACGGCGGTACTTCTACAGACTTTTTCAACGACTTTAAGTCTACCGATGCTCTTGATATTGTTACTAACGATTTCGATCTAACCTTTAAGATCGGAGGATCTGCTGGCAAGCGTTTAGAAGTAAATATGCCTAAGTCTCACATTGAGATTCCTGTAACAAATATTGAAGATGTTATTTCCTTCGAGACTAATTTCCACGGACTCGGAACTAGTATCTCAGGTACTGACGAA